ACAAGAAGCGGATGCCCCAGAACGCGCATTGCGAGCCTGCGATAAGAAATCATAGAAACCTCCTTTGAAAAATGTGGGTTTTGCACAGAAGCTCCCAACGAAGGGGAAGGAGCTTGTGAAAGAAGCATAAATGTTGAGTTTAATTTATTCTACCACATTCCGGCCATAATGTCACCAAAATATGCGTAAATCGCCGTGTTTTGTGCGTGAATCGCCCCGCAGATGTCTTGAAACGCCCTGACGACAGCGCTGCATGGGCCGTACGGCGGGGCCGAGGGGCAGACAAAGATATTGACAAGCGGGGAGGTTTCTGGTATTCTACTAAAGTACCCTGTGCAAACGATACCCGCTGGTGTGGCGCAATGGCAGCGCAACTGATTTGTAATCAGTGGGTTGCGGGTTCAACTCCTGTCACCAGCTCCAAAAATAAACGCACGAACGATAAAAACAAATCGTCCGTGCGTTTTTGTTTTTGCTTGAAATGCCTTGAAATTCTCTGAATGAACGTGACAATCTAACAAACAATCTAACAAATCAATACTTCATCTTTTGCATTTCCCGCAACAGATAATCCGGGTCATTGTGGGAGACGTACTTGTTGGCTGTGGTGGAGAAATTTTTGTGGCCCAAGATGGCCTGCACGGCGGTTTTTTCCAGGCCGCACTCCACCATCTTGCTGCTGGCCGTGTGGCGCAGCGTATGCGGATGCACCCCCTCTATGTGGCACTCCTGCATCAAGGCCCGAAACCTTGTAGCCACGTTGCGCTTGTCCAGCTTTGTGCCGGCTTTGGACGGTATCAGCCACTCACAGCCGCTGTCCAGCATCCAAAAGGCAATGATTTTATAAATGGGGTCCAAAATAGGGATAATGCGGTTTTTGCCCGCCTCGGTCTTTTCGCCGCCCTGCATATACCGCTCTTTTAGATGCACATCGTCGCAGCGCATGGAGAGCAGCTCATCGATACGCATACCGGTGTAGAGAAGCACCATTGCGATTTGTGCTGTCTGCCCAAGCTTCGGGTCATCTTGCCGGCTGCTGATCTGCTCGATCTCCTGAGCGGTCAAGGTGCGCTCTGCCTTGCCTGTAGCCGCCGGGAGCTGCAAGAGCATAGCATAGTTTTTGTTTATGATGTCCTGAGCCATTGCCCACTCGCAGATCTGACTGAAAAGTGTGCGCTGCTTTTCGCAGGAGCTGCGGGAGAGGCCCTTTTCCACCATCTGGTCAATCACTTGTTGATAGTCTGCAGTTTTTAAGTCCCGGAGCTGTCGGTCATACAGCGGCGAAGCCTTTGTATAGGCCAGCTCATAACCCTTTTTCATGTCAGTGCCGAGCTTGTCAAATTTGGGCTGCGCTTTCCATTGGGCGTAGGCATCCGCAAAAGTACATTTCAGACGCGCTGCGGGGGTGTTTTGGACGTTGTAAGCGTCCAACGCTTGTACTGCTTCACCCGGCGTCGCAAACGTCCCCAGAACGTCTCGCTTGGCTGTCAGGGCCACATACGGTTTTGACCTCGTCCCGCTCAACTTATATACGCTGCCGCTGCCCTTTGGGCGGCGGCGCTTTTTTCTTTGCTGCGGGGCGGCTTCTGGCTGCTTCTTGCCGCAGTAGGGGCAAAAAGATGCGTCGTCCGGTATTTCCCGGCGACAGCAGGCGCGGATGCACTTCAAGTCTCTTCACCTCGCTTTGCGGTATAGTCGGCTTCGCCGCTTTTTGCGGCCTCTTTGCCAGCCTGATACGCCGACCTCAGCAGATTCACCGGCGGCTGGACTTCCCACGGGATCGGGTCCGTCCCTGTAGCCACGGCGAATCCGTAGTTGTCCAGTATCTGGCCGCAGACAGACACCTTGTTTTGTAAGGGGGTATGCAGATTTGCGCACACCTCAGCAAACACCGCCGGTGGATAGCTGCCATGTCGGCCCAAAAGGATAAACAGCACCATCTCTTTTACAATTCGCGGCGCTGTGCGAAAGTATTCTGTAAGCGCCTCATCCAGCTCTTCGTCTGATTTGCGCTGTATGGGCTCTTTGTAAAGCTCTGGGTGCAGCATTTCTTGCATTGCGGGGAGCGGAGACGCCCCGCAAGCCTCGAACCAGTCCATTATCTTGTCGGCCGGTGGGCTGGACGCCCCGCACTCCCAGCTCTGGACCGTAGCCTTTCCCTTGTTGATCCGGCGAGCCATATCGACTTGGCTCAAGCCTGCCGCGACTCTGGCCCGCGCCAGTGCGACACCAAGCTTTTCCGCAGTAAAGTAGCTCATCAATTATAACCTCACAAATTTCCATGCCATAAAAACAAAAAGTGACATGGGGAAAACCCATGCCACTCGACAGAGCAGAAGTCCTTCAAGTTTTCCCATAAAATGGTAAAATCTAAAACAAGTTGGACAAATTTAACAAAAACAGAGGTGAAATAAAATGAATTTAGAGCAAAGAAACGGTAAAGAAAACGAAATGACCATCATTGACGGGATGCCCGCCACCATTTTGACCGGCATGACCCGAACACCTGAACCTTGGGAGGACTAAAGATGGACAAGATGCAGCTGTTTTGCACCCACATCCGCGCCGCGCTGGCCTGCTATGAGGATATGCCGCCCGAGGGACAGGCCCGGGCTCGACTTTTCGTGATCCGCAAGGCCGGGGACATCCGGCAGCTCAAGGCCGCAGCAGACGCACCCGGCGGGGAGCTTGCTGCTGAACTGTTGCAAAAATTGCAAGAACCTTGCAACCACGGATAACAACGCGCATATTTTGCGCGGATTCTGCGTAAAACGCGCGCATTTCGCGCAAAAGTCAGCGTAAAATTCAGCGATTCATCGCAAATGCTAAATTTTTTGCGCATATTTGCGCGATTAAATGCGCTTGACGCGATACAATCAACGGTTGTATAATGCGGTTGTGAAAAAAAGTTTACTGTTTCTTGCGATATATAACTTCAAGGCCGTAATCCGGATGATAAGACCAAGAGACCGTTACCTTGTCAAACTCTTCCAGTTGACGCCCATCGATGGCGCGAGTCTTCAACATTTCTTGATAAATCCAGTCCGGAAGGCCAAAAAACTTATTGAACTTCTGGATTTCATTGAGTGCACTATCTTGAGACAGAGACCCGCCAGAGATGTTTGACGGATTTGTGTCTATCATGAGGTAAGACTCGTCATCGGCCAGCGTGACGGTCGTGTTTGTATAAAGATCGCTGAACAACTTGAAATTTGGTTCAACATTGTGGCTGTAGATGACCTCCCACAGGCAATCCTGAATCGAAGTATACTCTTTTTCTCCGTCAGATTTTTCCGCAACTCTTTCGGTGATCCAGATGATTGGCGTTCCATCATCAGCTGGAATCTGGACTTCACCTTTAAGTGTAATGGCCTGATTCTCGAAAATTTCTCTGCAATATTCATACACGCCGTTTCTGACGGCGGCATACCATCGCTGCCCATCGTCAGAAACCACAGAAAAGCACTTAAAATCCCACTTGTTGCCTTTGTATGTGTCAAGGTATGTATAGTAGTAATTGAAATCCGGGATTCCTGAGAACTCAATGTACGAGCCTTTTTTATATTGAGTCTCCGCCGCAAAGGCTGTCGTGGCAAAAGGGATGGACAACGCCGCAGCCAGCCCCAATGCAAGAAATGTTCTTCTTTTCATGATTACACCTCGTCGTTTGATTTTTTGATAATGCTTTTCATTTTGTCAAAACGCAAAATCACATCACCCATCATAGAGTTTGTAATTCGCTCATTTGAGAAAGAATCTTTCCACTTTTGGATGGATTTTTCTTTTCCCTTTTGAGTTTTCAAGCTTAAAAGCTTTTCTAACTGCTTGATATAAGAATTTTCGACAACAACCTCAAAAAGGTCAGAGAGAGAAAACTTCATCATGCTATAAAGCTCGGCAGGGCTAAAGTCAAATTTGAACCCCATCCGCTCGTACTTTTTGAGTTCATCGAGCGTATCAAGAATCATATCATATCTTGAAAACAGAACATCAATGTCGGAAGTTCTTTCTATCACCAAAAAAGAGTCTAAAACCTTCCGTATCCGTTCTGGTATTGTTTCTTCTGGGAAATCGACAAACTCTTCTCCGGTATCAGGGTCAATCAAAACAACGGGCTCTGGTGATTCGCTCCACTTGGCGTTCGGACGTACAAAATGCAATGGCTCTTGGGCTTCAGGATTATCTTTTTTCTTGAAGACCGCATTGATAACCCGCGTGATATTTTTTCGAAATCCAACATTCCATATCACGGGAAACACCTCACACATAACAATTATATAAGGAGGACAAAACAAAATGCAGGACACATCTTTCAGCCCGGACGAAATCAGAAAAATCATCGAAAAGCTTAAGAGTGACCCTGCATTCCGTCAGAAAGTCCTCGATATTCTAAACAGCTAAATCACAACAACGCCCGGATCGCATTCTTTTTTGCGTCCGATGCGGCCATAATTTTTCTTACAAGCTCAGCATCTTCTGGGGACAGACCGCTCAGGTCTATCTCTCCGGCGATGCCGGGCTTTTCTTTTTGCTTTTCGTCGGTCAACTCCTCAACCGTGACGCCTAGCGCATTGGCTACTGGCGCTAGCATTTCATCTGGGAAGTCACGCCCACTTACTAGCATTTGCGAAATATAGCCACGGCTTTTTCCGACCTCTCTGCATACAAAAGAAACATTGATTCCTTTTTCAGTAGCGATTTTTTTAGCCCTCTCCACATTTCGCATAAAAAAGACCTCGCTATTTTGTAAAAATAGCCAAATGTTCACTAAATTGCAGATTGGCTATTGCAAAATAGCCACTTGGCTAGTATAATACTAAGCACAGGGCAAACAAAACCAAAGCCCCTGACAATATTATATCGGGCAGACGCTAGATTTTATTCACTTTGTACCTCGCAACTACATAGTAGCATATTTTCTAGTGATTTTCAAGCCCGGAAAGGAGAATTGCTAGTGAATGTTTCAAAAATCGACCAGTTTTGCAAGTTGCACGGGCTGAGCCGCACCGATTTGGAGGCGGCGGCAGGCCTGAGCAACGGCGCAATCGGGAAGTGGGAACGCTCGATTTACGGCCCCAGTATCTCGCGGCTGCTCAAGCTTGCGAAGTATTTCAAGGTCACGCTGAACGAGCTTGTGGTCTACGATGAGGAAGGAAAAGGAAAGGAGAATACAAGTGCCTGATAAGGAATGGAGGATAGATATGACCAAAGAAGCCCTGGATAAAAACGAAGAATTTCTCAGCAAGCAGTTGGAGCTGCTTTCTGAGAAGTCCCCGAATGCTGATTTGGACACCCTAGTAAAACTTACGGATGCAATGTGCAAGGTTTACAGGACGCTCACTGATGCTCCTTAAAGTATCCAGAATCATGCTTTTCCCTGTAGTCCTTTCGGATTTCATACGGTGCTTCCAAATACATGGTATGAATTTCCGCAGGAGTCTTCCCGCTCAAGTCCTGATGCTGAACGTAGGCCAAGGCGAGAGCTTCAGAAAGAGAACTCGGAAAAGTTTTGAAATCACTCATTTTGTCACCCCCTTTCCCTGCCTATTATAACAGGCACCGGGGTGGACGACAAGAAAGGACAAAATATGGCAAACATTCAAATTTTCACAAGCCCCGAGTTTGGGGACATCCGCACGGTAGACCAGAACGGAGAGCCGTGGTTCGTGGGCAAGGACGTGGCGGCGGCGCTGGGCTACGGCGAAGGCAAGTCACTCGCAAACGCCGTTTCCAACCACGTTGACGAGCAGGACAAAGGGGTCACCGAATTGATGACCCCCGGCGGCAACCAGAGAATGGTCATTATCAACGAGTCCGGCCTGTACAGCCTGATTTTTGGCAGCAAACTGGAAGGGGCCGTGCGGTTCAAGCGCTGGGTGACAAGCGAAGTATTACCCGCCCTGCGCAAGACGGGCAGCTACATGATACCCAAGCTCAGCAAGGAGATGCAGGCGCTGTTTATGCTGGACACCCGCACCCAGCGGCAGGAAGAGCGGCTCACCGCGTTGGAAAACACCATGACGGTGGATTACAACCAGCAGCGTGTGCTGCGCAAGGCCATCAGCCGGGCCGTCATTGGGGCGCTGGGCGGCGAGGACACCCCGGCCTACATTGACAACCACGTGCGCAGCAAGGTGTACAGCGAGTGCAACCACGATGTACAGGACTGGTTCCGGGTGAACAGCGTGGGCAACATCCCCCGTAAGCGCTTTGACGAGGCGGTGGAGTACATCCAGCGCTGGAAGCCCAGCACCAACACCGTGATGCTGATCCAGCAGACCAACGGCCAGACCAGCTTGTTTGCCGCAGCCGCTGCCCAGAAGAACACCACCACCGCCGGGAAGTTTGTCAAGGAGGTATAAGCATGAAAACCACGATGCGGGATAAGGCTTGCCAGCTGATCGGCAAGTATCAGTTCTTGGAAGAGGACTTCCGTTCAAGGTCATTTTTCAAGTCCGGGCCGTTTTGCGGCCCGTATGGCCAGTCGGAGGAAGCTATAAAAGCAAAGATGTGTGGCCAGTTCTTGGCCGATTTGAACAACCTGCTGGAAGAGGACGAAGCTGCAGCAGCCCAGGAAGACCCCCGCAAGACCGCCCCGGCTGGCAAGTGGTGCGAGGACTCAGCGGCACAGGCAGCTGAGAGTGCCGCAAATGAGGTGCGGAACAATGGGTAAAGCACTGGCGATCATCATCGCGTTTGCCGTCCTTTTGGGCATCTCTTGGGGCGTTACCTGCGCCGCCGTGTGGGCCATCTGCACATTGATGCACTGGACGTTCATTTTGGCCGCCGGAACGGCAGCGTGGATCGCGCTCCTGCTCCTTTGGCAGCTCTAAGAAGTGAGGCGCTGACCATGCCAGCACAGAAGAAACACACCAATAAAGGAAGGTTATGAGCATGAGTGAGAAGATCATCGCCTACAAGGCCATGGACAAAAACATGATGTGCCGTGGCAAGCAGTATGAGGTGGGCAAGACCTACAATGAGGACAAGGCCGACTGCCGCAATGCTGGTATGCACGCCTGCGAAAACCCGCTGGATGTGCTGCACTATTACCCGTTGAGGGATAGCCCGCGCTTTTTTGAGGTCGAGTGCGGCAGGGACGTGGATAAAAGCAGAGAGGACAGTAAACTGGCCTGCACTGAGCTGACGGTGAAAGGCGAGGTGAACTTTGCGGGGCTTGTAAAAGCTACGGTGAATGCCGTTTTTAATCGGGTGAAGGGCAAAGAGCCTTTTTCCAGCGGCCGTTGCAGTACGGCGGGTGCCAGCGGCGATTACAGCACGGCGGGTTCCAGCGGCCGTTGCAGCACGGCGGGTGCCAGCGGCCGTTGCAGCACGG